AGGCGACGAACACGCTGCACGAATGGCAGACCCAAGACCTCGCGGCGGCTTCGGCTTCCAATGCGCAGGCCGAAGGCGACAACGCCAGCGCGAAGACTGTGACCGTCACTGTTCGCCTGAACAACAAAACACAGATCAGCACCAAGACCGTGATTGTCTCGGGCACGCAGCAGGCCATGAACCCGGCCGGGCGTAAGGACGAGATGGCTTACCAGTTGTCGCTGGCTTCGCTCGAACTGAAGCGCGACATGGAAAGCTCGCTCACGCAGAACAACGTGATCGTTGCGGCTCCGCGCCAACAGCGTGGCCTTGTCGGCTGGGCTGGTGACAACGTGGACGCCGGTTCGGGTTATGTTGCGCCGGTCTACACGGGTGCCACCGGCACCGCACAGACCGATGGCACGCAGATCGCGTTCACCGAATCGCGGCTGAAGAACGTGCTGCAAAAGGTCTATACCGCGGGCGGCAACCCGGACACGATCATGCTCCCGCCGCTGGCGAAGCAGACGTTTTCGACCTTCACCGGCAATGCCACGCGCCTGGACAAGTCCGAAGACGCGAAGCTCTATGCCAGCGTCGATGTGTACGTGTCCGACTTCGGAGAACTGAAGGCGGTTCCGAACCGTTTCCAGCGTGTGCGTGATGTGTTCGTGCTGCAAGCGGACAAGGTCGCAGTGGCCTATCTGCGGCCGTTCCAGACCATCGAACTCGCCACCACGGGTGATGCGCAACAGCGCGAAATCCTGGTCGAGTATTGCATGGAGATGCGCGCACCGAAAGCGCACGGTGCTGTCGTGGACATTCTCTGATTGACATAGGGCCGGGGGCAACTCCGGCCCGCTCACAACAAGGAATCAATCATGTCTGGAATGAACCTCACTCAATCCGGTGCGGGCGGCCTCGCCTACGTCGATGCATCGTCGAGCGCAGTCGGCTCGGCCGTGCTGGCGTTGACGTGGCCTGTCGCACGCGGCGCCACAAACACCGCCATCGTTGGCGCGATCCCGGCGAACGCGCGGATTCTTGCGATCTTCACGACCGTCTCGGTAGTGTCGAATGCCGCCACCACAGGCACCGTCTCGGTGGGCTTGTCGGGTGGCTCGGCAACGGCATTCACTGCCGCGCAGGACGTGAAAACCGCCATCGGCAATTTCAGCGAAGCTGCAACCGCTAGCTGGTCTCCGACCGCTGCTGCGCAGACCATCAACTGCACCTACACGGAAACCGGCGCAGCATCGTCGGCGGGCACGTTCAACGTGTCGGTGTTGTACACGGTGCTCTGATAGACCTTCCCGCTGCCTGTACGGGGCGGGCCTTCTTTACCTCTTAACGCCGTGATGGCGCTGGAGTTTTTCTATGGCTCAGACCTTTCCGGGGGCGATTGTCGTCACCAAAACGGGCGTGTCGCAAGCGTCCGGCGCGGCCTCTGCCGGTGGCGCATTGCCCACGATGTCGTCGGGAGAAATCCCGAAATACGTGCGTGTCGTGGCGACCGTTGCGGCCTGCATCCGGCTTGGCGCTGGCGCACAAACGGCGGTAGCGACAGACCTTCAGGTGCAACCCGGTGACGCGGTAATCCTTGCGGTTCCCAGCGGGTACACGAACTTTGCTGTGATTCAGGTCGCGGCGGCGGGCGTGGTGCAGATTTCTCCTCTGGAGAACATGTGATGAGTCACGTCGTTGGGAACACTGACGGCGTGCAAACCGTCATGGCTGTGGAAGACGGCAACCTCATCACGGGGACAACGCAGGATTGCACCCCGTACCTCGAACGGGCCACGGTGATGCGAAACGAGGGGATCACGGGCGGAAAGGAGATGCGCCTGGCCGCATCGTTTCCTGATGTGCTGGTGGAACGCTACTGCAACCAGAACGGGATCGAGTTTTCGGAGTTCATGCAGAACCCGGTTCACGTCAAGCGCATGTGCGCCGACCCCGACTTGTCGGGCTTCCGCATCTGGACGGGCAGGGTCTGAGCGATGGCGCTGACCACTTACGCGGAGCTGCAGGCATCGGTCTCGGCATGGCTGCACCGCAGCGACATGACGGCGCTGATCCCCGACTTCATCACGTTGGCAGAGTCGCGCATGAATGGCGACCTCGAAGCTCGCTCGATGGAAACCCGCGTCACGCTGACGTGCGTTCCCGGCGCGACGCTCGCGGCCCGGTACGTGGCGCTCCCGACCGACATGCTGGAGATGCGCCGGCTGTCACTAGTAGATTCCGACCCAGCGACGGTGCTTGAGTACAAGTCGCCGGATCAACTGATCGCTGACAACCGCTACCTGCTGGCGGCCTCAAAGCCTGCGTGCTTCACGATCATCGGCGCGAACATTGAGTTATCGCCCCCGCCCGATTCAGACTATCCGATCGAACTGATCTATCAGCAGAAAATTCCCGCGCTGTCGATCACGAACACAACGAACTGGCTTCTGACGGCTTTCCCGGACATTTACCTCTACGGCACGCTTCTGTCGGCTTCCCCGTTCACGCAAGACGATGAGCGCCTGGCGGTGTACGAGCGCAAGTATCAGGAATCGGTCAAGACGATCAACTCGATTGATTGGTACTCAGGTTCAACGATGCGGGTGCGTGCGCGATGAGCGTGACGACCGTTCCGGCCGCAGGGCAGTACGGTGTCATCTATGACGCACTGCCGCAGGAATTGCCGGTCAACGCATGGAGCAGCGTTCAAAACATCCGCTTCCGCGATGGCTGTGCCGAACGGTTCCGAGGCTCGGCGCAGGTATTCACGTCGCCATCGGTCACGCCGTATTTCCTGACGCCCTATCGCGCGCTGAACTCGAAATTCTGGATTCACGCCGGCATTGCCCGCGTCTATTGCGACGATGGCGCGACCCGCACCGACCTGACCCCCGTCACGCCTTACACCGGGGCCGTGGACGACCGATGGACGGGCGGCAGCGCGCAGGGGGTGATGGTTATCAACAACGGCGTTGACCAGCCGCAGTATTGGGGCGGCAACGTCGCCAACGACTTCGCCAACCTGACCGGCTGGAATGCCAACTGGCGCTGCGCTTCGTTGCGCCCGTTCAAAAACTACCTTGTCGCGCTTGACGTGACCAAGACCGGCACGCGCTACGGCTCGATGGTCAAGTGGTCGGCCGCGGCGAACCCTGGCACCTTACCGGCGAGCTGGGACGAAACCGACGCCACCAAAGACGCGGGCGAACAGGACTTGGCAGAGACAACCGATCTATTGGTTGATCAGTTGCAGATGGGTGACGTGAACGTCATCTACAAAGAGCGCTCGATGTACGGCATGCAGTACATCGGCGCGCCCTTCATCTGGCGTTTCTACCGCCTGCCCGGCGACGTGGGGATGCTGGCGCGTGGTTGCGCTGCCAACACACCGAAAGGCCATGTCGTGCTGACTGCGGGTGACGTGATCGTCCACAGTGGGCAGGGGCCGCAGAGCATCGTCAACGCCCGCACTCGAAAGTGGTTGTTCAACAGCATTGACACGACGAACTTCGCACGCTCATTCGTGACGGCGAACTACTCGACAAACGAGGCATGGATTTGCTTCCCTGAGAACGGGCAGGCGACATGCACGCTGGCCCTTGTGTGGAACTGGCAAGACGACACCTTCGGCGTGCGGCAGTTGTCCAACGTCACCTATGGCGCATCGGGGCAAGTGATTTCAGCCGCGAATGCGACATGGGCAACCGATACGGACACATGGCAGAACGATGTCTCGACGTGGAACAACGACGGCTTCGGCGCGACCGAAACCCGGCTGTTGACGTGCAACATCACGCCGGGCATATGGATCATGGAAAGTGGCTCGCAGTTCAACGGCGTCAACCCGACGTGCATTCTGGAGCGCACTGGCATCGCCTTTGATGCGCCCGATGTGGTCAAGACGATCAAGTCGATCACGCCACGCATTGAGGCGGTGGCAGGCACGGTGCTGACCTTCGAGCTGGGCGCGTCGATGGATGCCGAAGTGGCGCCGACATGGGGCGCTCCCGTCACCTACACCGTGGGCACGACACGCAAGGTCGATGCCTTTGCAACCGGGCGATTTCTGTCGATTCGGATCACTTCGACAAGCTCGGCACTTTGGCGGCTGAAGTCGTTCGATGCTGACGTGCAGGCACACGGGCGGTATTGATGTACACGCCATCTGATGTTCCCGTCGATACGGCGCAGGTCGGCGACTTCTTGCGCCGTGAGTTGCTGTCGATTGCGCAGAGCTTCCAAGCGCAAGCGCCGTTCCTGTTGCTCAAGACGCTTTACGTGGCGCCGGCCAAACCGCGTGAGGGCTTGATTGTCCTTGCCGATGGCACGTCATGGAACCCCGGCGCAGGCGCCGGTTTCTACGGTTATCGCGGTGCCGCATGGCACCTGCTGGGGTAAGCATGGACTATGAAGACTTCATGGCGATGGCAAACCTGCCCAAGCCGGGACAATGGACGACATCCAATCTTGGAGACAGTGGAAGCGGCATGGGGCTGCTGTCGAATAATTCACGATGGGCAGACCCGGCCTACCTGAAGTCGCTGGGCTACACCGGCCCGACCGTCAATCAGACCTGGGCGAACGGCTGGGGCGATTCAGGCGGGCAGGCAACGCAGAGCTTTGACCCGCAGTTGATGCAATGGATTCAGCAGCAAGGATTGACCCCGCAATTCAAGGTCAGTGAAGGCCCATCGCAAGCGGGGCTGTTCAATCAAGCCGGCCAGATGCAGGGTGACGGCGTGAAGTGGCAGGACGACGACACGGCGTTCAAGATCGCCATGATCCTCGCGGGCGGTGTCGTCGGCGGGGCCGCGGCGGGTGTGGGTGGCCTAGCAGCGGGTGGCGCTGGCGCTGCTGAAGGAGGCGCGGGGGCGGCCGTTGGCAATGGTGCGTTCTTGGGCGAAGGCGTCGCGTCGGGTGTCCCGGCATGGGACACCGCCGCGGGACTTGGTGGCGCGGCCGAAGGCGCCAGTGGCTTGACTGCTGCGCAACAGGCGTACACCGGACTTGAACTTGCCGGCGCAGATGCCGGGGGGCTTGGCAACCTGACCGCGGCTCAGGTGGCGGCCGGAGGCGCGGCAGGGGAAGCGCCTGCCACCGCGGCCCCCTCGGCAGCGACGGCACCAGCAGGTGCGGCCCCGGCAGCGAGCGTGCCCGCTGGAACTGTACCGGCTGGTGGTGCGGCAGCAAGCCAACTCATTCCGGGCATCAGCAACGGCCAGCTTCTGCAAACGGGAGGCGGTCTTCTTGGCGCTGCCATCGGCAGTCAAACAGGATCGGGGGGAGCTTTGAGCGGACTAAATTCAGCGACCAGCACGGCGCAAAACACCATCGACCCGCGGATGTCGAAGTACCTCTACGGTGCTGACGGAAGCGGCGGGCTGTTGGCACAAGTGGCAGCGTTGCAGGCGCAACAGTCGCAAAACAGCGGCCTGAATGCCACGCAGCATCAAGGCATCGACATGCAAAAGGCCGCGCTTCTCAGCCCCGGCTACACGCAAGGGCTTGACCAGATGCGCAGCGCAGGAAGCGGTCTGCTGGGTGGGCCGATGGCCGGAAACCCATTCACCAGCGGGCAGGCGAGCCTGAACCCCGCGCAGCCGGCGCAACAGCCTATGCAAGTCGCACCGCAAGCGCAAGTTCCGGGCTGGCAGCCGATGCAAACCCAGCTTAATCAACAACGACCGCAGATGACCGGGCTACTCGGCAACCTGCGGTCTTACGGGAACTGAAATGGCGACGAACCCTTACGACGCAAACCTCGGCATGGGCGGCGCACCCAGCAATCCCTATTTGGGCGCGCAGGCCGGTGCAATCGCCAACACCGCGACCCGCAACCTGCAAAACAACATCTTGCCCGGCATCGACTCCGGTGCAATGGCAGCGGGTGGCTACGGCGGTTCGCGGCAGGGCATCGCGCAGGCGAACGCCATCGGGCAGACGAATCAGGACATCAGCAACGCCACGGCGAACCTGTACGGCAACGCCTACGGGCAAGACCTGCAATACAACCTCGGCCTGGGCAGCCTGGCGAACAACGCGCAAGCGACGCAAAACAACTTCTACACCCAGCAGCGCGGGCTCGATCAGTCCGGCTTGCAGCTTGGCGCGAACCTGACGAACAGCGCAAACGCCGGCTATGTCGGGCAGGGCTCGGCATTGCAAGGGTTGGGCACGACCGAACAGCAGGCGCCGTGGCAGTCGCTGCAAAACGCCGGCAACGTCTACAGCCAATTCAGCGGCCTGGGTGGCACACAGACGCAGACCCAAAACGGCAGCGCGTTAGGCGCTATCTCGGGGCTCGGGTTGGCCGGCGCGCAACTGATCGGCAACCTTGGGCTGGGCAGCGGGTCGTCGAGCACCACGAACCCGTATGCGCTGGCATCCACATACGATCCGAGCGGGCAGTATCAAAACCTGCCCGATTACTTGCGCGTTCCGGTAAGGGGCTGACATGGGACTCTTAGGCGATGGATGGGACGATCCAAAATCGATGGCGACGCTGCAACTGGCCGCGGGTCTACTCAGTCCGGGTAGCTTTGGGCAGGGGCTAGGCCGGGGGTTGGCGGGGTATCAGGGGGCGATGGCGAACAGCCAAGACATGCAAGTCAAGGCGCAACAGATGGAGGCCGCAAAACAGCAGCTTGCCATGCAGCAACTGAAATTTGCACAGGACACGCGCATGTTCAACCTGCAAACGCCGTTCCTTGAAGAAGCGGTGCGCAGGATGCACGAGGCATCAGGCCTCGGCGCTGGCCAGCAGATGACGGCCGGCGCATCGGCCCCATCGTTCATGCCGGGCAGCGGCCAATCATCGCCCGTGCAGAACCAGCAATCAATGACGACGGCGAACATGCCGGCACCGCAACAGCCGCATGCCAGCATGTTCCCCGGCGTGCCTGACAGCGTGGCGTTGGGGACCATCGGCACGGGCGGTTTTGCCAAACTCCCCGAGTTGATCGGAAAGTACAACGAACCGACTGAGATGCAAAAGATGATGCTCGCGGCTGGCATTGATCCGGCATCGGCGGAAGGTATTGCAGTCCTGCGCGAAAACATCGCAAAGTCGAACTACATCGCCCCAGTGAACGCGCGGCCCGGCGCGATTCTGCGCGATCCGAAGACCATGCAGGCGATGGCGTTCAACCCGCACGTCCCGGAAGGTGGGGTGCCGGTATTCGATGCCAGCGGCAACGTGACCGCCATCAACCCGCTGATGGGCGCGACCTCGGTCATGCAGGCGGCGGCAGCGGCCAAAGCGGGAGGCACTGCGCAGTTCACTCCTTACGCCGGTTATCAGGCGAGCGGCGCTCCTTCGCCCGTTACCAGTGTGGCGAGCGCATTGGGAGGCGGGCAGCAGTCGCCTATCTTGCAGAACACCAAAGACCCGGTGGCGTTCCGCAAGGCATTGGAGGGAATAAAAGACCCGCAAGAGCGGCAGGTGATGTTGAACGCCTTCGACCAATCGGCACCGGGCGCGAACACATCAGGCGGCCTGTACGCAACGCCGCCGCTCGGCGCGACCACGGCGGCAGACGCGCAACAGGCCGACATGAGCAAGCGTTATTCCGCCCTGCGCGACACCGCGGCACAGGCCCAAACGACAACCTCCTACCTGCAAAACATCAAGCAACTGGCGGCGACCGCATCGACGGGGCAATTCTCCGACAAGGCGAAGTTTGTCAATGCACTACTCGACACGGCCGGGTTGAGCGATCGCGCGACCGATGCGGTGACGGCGAACAACCTGCTCGACAAGTACGGCAATCAGATCGTCGCCCGGCTCGGTCAAGGCGGACTCAGCACGGACTCGGCGCGGGCTATTCTGCAATCAGCATACCCGAACGCACATATGACGGTTCAGGCCATTCACGAGGCGGCAGACAACCTGATTGGCGCAAACGAGTTGACGAAAGCGAAGATGATAATGCTGTCAGGCGCGGGGAATGCGAAAGACCCGGTGAAGTACCAGCAGCTTGAACAGGCTTTCGACCAGAATGCCGACCCGCGTTTGTGGCAGATCAAGGCGATGTCGGCCGATGAGGCGCACAAGTATCTGTTCAAGCTGCCGACCTCGGTGCGGGCTGATCTGGCGCAGCAAGCGAAGGTGCTAAAAGACATGGGGGCGCTCTGATGTCTGATGGCCTCGATGTTCTGATGGGTATAGATTCGGAGGCGCCAAAGCTGCAAAGCGGGCTCGATGTGCTGATGGGGACGCCTGCCTCATCAACATCATCTGCGGCCAAAGCACAGATGAGTTTCTCGGATCGATTCATGCAAGGCCTGAACGACGTTTCTTCGGCCGGCGCACAGTTGCTCACGCACGCGCTGCCTGACAAGGCGGTCAGTGCGGTCAATGATGCGACCTCGTTCGTTAACAAGTTGCCCTACATCGGACCAGTCACTCAGGCGCTTGGCATGGTGCCGGCCACTGCGAAAAGTTTGGATGCTGACATCACGCAGAACGAACAGCAGTACAGGGCGCAGAAACCCCCAGGCATCGATTGGGCGCGTATGGGTGGAAACATGCTTGGCACGCTGCCAATGGCGGCGGCGCTCCCCGCCACGGCAAGCATCGGCGGCGCGGCGGCGCAGGGTACTATGTTCGGCGCGCTGTCAACCCCGGTGGCGTCGGGAGACTTCTGGAAAGAGAAGGGGAAACAGGTCATCATTGGCGGGGTAGCTGGTGGCGCGACAAATGCGGCGCTCCGGGGTATCGCGTCTGTCGTGTCCCCAACCGTTCGCCCCGAAGTGCAAACCCTGCTTGATGCCGGCGTGACTCCGACGCCGGGACAGATCATCGGAGGCGGCACCTCCCGCGTCGAGCAGGCGGCGACGAGTGTTCCAGTGCTCGGCGACATGATCCGAAATTCCCAGCGCCGCACATTGGATCAATTCAACACTGCGGCGATCAATCGTTCGCTCGCCCCTATCGGAGACAAACTGCCGGCCGGTTCATCGGGGCGCGATGCCATTGACTATGCCGCTACCAAGCTCGGCAGCGCCTATGACGACGTACTTACCAGAATCGGCGCGGTCAGGCCGGACGAGAAGTTTCTAGGCGACCTGTCTAGCCTCGGCTCGCTGGTGCAGGGCTTGCCGAAGGCACAGAGCGACCAGTTCGGGCGCATCATCGACTCGCAGATTCTGAGCCGGTTCGACAACAATGGCGTCATCACGGGCGAGGGGCTGAAGGCGGCAGAAAGCAACCTCGGCGCGCTGGCGAAGGGCTATGGACGTTCCGCAGACTTCGATCAGCGCCAAATGGGCACAGCCATCGTGGAGGCTCAAGCGACATTGCGCGGCATGCTGGCGCGGCAGTCTCCGCAGTTCGCCGACACCCTGCAATCGATCAACACCGGATATGCGAACCTGATGCGACCGCAGCGGGCGTCGTCCTTCCTCGGCGCAGATCAAGGCCTGTTCACGCCGGCCCAGCTGCAAAGCGCAGTCAAGGCGCTCGACCCGAGCAAGAACAATCGACAGTTCGCCACCGGCAGGGCGTTGATGCAAGACCTATCAGAAGCTGGAAAAAACGTGATGGGCGCAACAGTGCCGGATTCCGGAACACCGTTCAGGCATGCGGTGCAGGTCGGCGGCGCTGCATTCCTTGGGCATTCGATGCTTCCCGAAGGTATGGCCGGCGCTGCTATACCCGCCGCGCTCGGCTTGGGGGCCGCGTCGTTGCCATACACGAAAGCGGGCCAAGCCGCTGCGGCCTATCTACTGACGCAGCGGCCAGACTTCGCTCCGCAACTAGCGCAGGGGCTTTTGGGGGCGGCGCCGTTCGCGCCACTTCTCGGCGCAACGGCGGCACAGGGCCGCTAACTGCGCGCGGTTCACGATGAGAGTGAACACCACGCCGCCAATCAAGCCACGCGCTAACTGATCGTCTGTCATCCACAAATTCTAGGCCCGCACGGCAACGTCGTGGACCTTTTTTACAGGACCCGCTATGACCATCGAAACCGCCACCTACATTTCCGACCTGAACAGCGCGAACCCAACTGCAAGCGACCTAAAGAGCGAGGGTGACGATCACATTCGGCTGGTGAAGGCGGTGGTCAAAGCCACGTTCCCGAGCTTCGGCGGGGCAGTGACAACCACGCACACGGCTCTGAACTACCTGACGGCGGCGGCAACTGCAGATGTGAGCGGGCAGGTTGGCATTGGCACGGTGCCCACGGCATCCACCGCGACCTTGCAGATTGCCGGATCAAGCGCACTCAGCTTCGGCACTTCGACATGGATGCTTGGTTACATCCTCGGCGCGGGTGGCGGGCAAACGGCCACCATCAGCGGCGCGACCTCGCCGTACTACGGCTTGAACATGGCGACGTTTACGGGCATGAGCGGCTCCGGTCTTGGCGTCCACGGCAATAGCGGCGTTATCGTGAGCACAGCCGGTGTCGAGCGTATTCGGATTGATATAAACGGTGATCTGCTCATCGGTAAATCGAATCCATCCGACGCAATAGTCGGTTCGGCATTTTATCCGACAGGCGAACTACGTATGGTCACTGCTGGAACCTCCGGTTCCAATCATATTGCGTTCTATCGTAATGGATCTACAACAGCAGTCGGCTCGATCACATCTTCTTCGACAACCACAACATATAACACTTCATCTGACATTAGATTGAAGAAGGATATTGTTGATGCTGCATCCGCAAGTTCTAAGATTGATGCTTTACAAGTTCGATCATATAAATGGAAAAGTAATGACGAAGTTGAAGACTATGGTTTCGTAGCTCAAGAACTTGTCAGTGTTGTTCCACGAGCAGTAACCATAGGTGACATCGATGATGAGATCACCAAAGCCTGGTCCGTGGACTACAGCAAACTTGTCCCATTGCTTGTCAAGGAAATGCAAGAACTCCGCACTCGCATCGCAGCGTTAGAGAGAAGCCCTGACGGCACGCCGCGCGTTGCCAACATCACGCTGGCGTGACCGATATGACCACACAAAGCGAGGTGCAGATTGCCCGACTCGAAATCAAAGTCGCGCATCTGGAAGTGCAACTGACTCGCATGAGCGGCCAACTTGACGAGGTGTTGTCGGCCCTGACCGAAGCCCGCGGCGGGTGGCGAACGCTGATGTGGCTCGGTGGTGCGGCATCGGTAGCCGGCGCTGCGGTGTCTTACGTCATCAACCACGTTGCATTCAAGTGACCCGCGTCTACATCGTCAGCCGCGCTACGCCTGGCGGTGGCCTGTACCCCGCACGAGCCTTCGCCACGCAAGCCGAAGCCGAGGACTACGTTTCCCGCATGCTGCTCGTGTCGATGCTGTGCGCGGATGACTTCGACATCAGCGAAATTCCCTTTGGAGCCTCCGCATGAAACTCGCCATCCTCACTCTCGCCATTGCACTCGCCGGCTGCGGCACGACTGCTGCGTTTGACAACGTGGCAACGTGCAGCATTGACCGGGATCGTGCCTTTGTAGCGAGCCTCTACGGACCCGTGGGCGTCACCGCTGAAATCCGCAAACAAGATGCCGCGGTGATGTGTCGGCCGTGAGGACGACCGACCCGGCTGACAGCGGCTATCCGCTGGGCAAGCCGATCAAGCCGGAACCTGAGCCGGCGCCGGAACCGCAGTGGAAGCCGCTCGCAGGTAATCCCGGCTATGAGTCAAACGGGATCGAGGTGCGGCGCATTTCCGACCCGGTGTAAAGCATCTTCGACTTCTATAGGGTGCCACGTCAATGTTAGTGCACGCTCACCACACTGATTACCCATGAACATGATTCGCCATAGGTTAGTCACTCATGCCTGCGGATTCTTGCTTGGGGCTTGATGACATGCTTTGTCATGCTGACAAGTGGCGCAGTACGACACACCGTCGCCCACGTATTCATGGCAGGGCTGTCTCACGTTATCGCCCCACTCTCCCGGATCGCAGATACATCCATCAGGCATTTGCGGCTCGAATTCGTGATGGTTCGACTCTGGCAATCCGCAGCATTTGCAAACCTTCATGTCGGCCCCTTTGTGCCCGCCCCAATAGCAGCGCGATTGGCAGCGGTTTTTCCGTCAGTCATGGTTCTCCCTTGGTTCGTGCTGCGTAATCTTGCTGGGACGGTGTTACGCAGCAGAAGTGCTGCCTACATTACGTTAGGCGTCTCAAGTGCCTTATCAACTTCGTGCGCGATCATGTGTGGCTGGTGGCCGAGCGGCGTCTCGCTGCGGTAGCGCGTCATCAATGCGCGCAGCGTCGCGTTTTCGGCGCGCAGCCGCGCAAGTTCCGCAGCATCGGTCCGCGCCTCTGCCACGCGGGCGTCTGCCTCGCCCCGGATGGATACAGCAGCCAAGCCAGCCATCACCTCGGCGACCTGCTGCTCTGCTTTCCATCGCTGTTCACGTTTCGTCAGTCCAAACATCAAATTCTCCTTTGTTCACCAACTTGGGGGAATGCCCCGGATGCAGGCCTAACCCATCGTGGCAAGGGACGCCAGCAAGCTGGCGCCCCTGCACTCATACGTTAGGCCGCTGGATACGTGGCGTACAGCAGGTGTGCGGCGCGTTCATCGACCGCCTCCCACTTGCTGCCACGCGCCAAATACATCGTGTCCGGCTCGCCGCCCGAGTAGGTGTCAATGCGCCACACACTCGGGCAAAGCGCCTGGGCCGCCTTGATGGCGCCGTCCATGTCGCAGCAGTTGTCGGCCGGCATGTCCAGGCGCAGAATGCCATCGTCCACCACAGTCCAAGATTGCCAGCCGCATTGCAGGCCGCTGCTCCACATCGCACGCGGCCTAACTTGGCGCTCAAGCGGAGCACCAACGGCCTGGGTAATTTCTTCGCTCATGTCCTACTCCTGTGCGGGCCGCTGGTGCCCGCTTAGCTCTACGTTAGAGCGCTCGTAGTGCATCAATCAACTTCACCGCCAGCAGTCGCGTGTCTTCGTCGGCCCTGTTGTATGCCTTCGCAAGTTGGCGGCGCCCGACTTGCCGTGCTTCTTCCAACTCGGCGAAGGCCGTGAGCGGCTTGCGCTGCGCCAGCATCGAAGCCACATTCATGGCCGCCCCAACTGCTGGCCGCTTGGGCCGTGCCTCTTGCCACGCTCGCCAAGCAAACTGCGCATAGCCGTTGTCGTACTCGCCGGACTCGTTCATCTTCAAAGGCATGCTGTCGCCATCCCAGCGCTTGCAGCACCACGTCTCAAACTTCGCGCGCTCCGGGTCCAGTGCTCTAACACGGCGTTCGAGCGGACCCACAACGGCCTGGCTACTCTGTTCCATTTGCGTGCTCCTGTGCGGGCTGTTGCGGTCCGATCAACTCCACGTTGTGCGCCTTCGCTTTGATCTCGGCGATGATTTCCTTAATTGCAAACCAAATAGCCGTTGCGGTATCAAGACCGCCCTTAATTGCAAACGCCCATCCCCATCCATCAAATCCGTTACCGAAGGCGATCAATGCAGCAATTATCCATAGTATGGAGATGATTTCCTCTTGCCTGCTTACGTCCATGTATCTCTCCTTTTTCAAAATCGGCGCACAACCCGCCGTTCAAGAGGGACGCCGCGAAGCGTCGCCCCTTAACTCTACGTTAGGGCGCCGGTTCCACTTCTGCACGGCTTCGGCCGCGCTATCTCCATGAATCTCAGCGCCGCACCCACCGCAGCACTGGCAGCAGTGCATCCCGTAACACCACCGCTCCTTCGGAACTTCGCGGAAACCGACGTAAGAACGGAGGCCGCTTCGCGGTTTCCACCCAGTGCCGTTCGGATAGAGAGTGTCCGGGTTGTCTAGCTCCGGCTGTCGCCCACAAAACGGGCATGGCAGGGGCTCAGGCAGCGCCCTAACCACTCGCTCAAGCGGAGAGCCGCCGGCAGCTTGGGTGGTGTCTTCATGCTTGGTCATGGGCATCTCCCGCTTAGCTCTACGTTAGGCCTCACAAACCCACCGCTTCCAACACCGTGAATTCGCTCAAGCACCGCCCAAGCCAACTCGGTATCGGATGGGAGAGACATGACTGCCTCAAGCGCCAGCCGCAGTTCAGTGGCCAGATCGTCGCTGTCCTTGCGCAACCGATGTTCGCAATCTCGGTCAGCGCGGAGCCGATCAATCTCGTCGGCGGCAGCGGCAAGTCGGCGAATCACTGGCGTCGTAGTGTCATCGAGCCCATCCATAAAGGCGGCAATCGTCCGCTGCTGCTCGTCCACAATGGCGCGCATACGCTCGATCTCATTCGCTGCAGCAGAGCACAGATCAGATGGCGGGTGTGGAATCTCAATCCACGTCATGTTGCCCATTGCGTCTCGGTGCGGTTGGCGTGAAACATGCCCGCTCCGCAGCCTTGTCAGTAGTTCTATCATCCATGTCCTCTCCGGCCCACAGGCCTAACAATTCCTTCAAGTCGGACTCGCTGCGCTCGCCGCTTAAGTCAAGCGTTAGGCCCCGTGCCGCCAGTCGGTGTTCTCGTAGCTTGGCGTCGGCTGCTGCGCTGGGTCGGCCAGCGCTTCCAACCGCCGCACCAGCGCCGCCACATCCTCGGGTGCGCAGTGGTGCGGGTAAATTTCAGCACCCATCGTCTGCCTCCATTGCCGCATCCACCGCAGCGCAGTAGTCGGCAAACGTGCCGTCTGCGCGCGCCCAGATGGGTTCGTCCACCAGCTCCAAAACCGTCCTACCGTCAGGCGTTGAGCGTTCGGTCAGTTTCTCGGCCAGCCACCGGCCACGCGCTGCCCACCGTGCAAGCTCCTTCGCTTCTTCACCTCGGTAGTCATGCGCAGTCACCAAAATGTTTCTATCCGCCATGTTCACTCCTTGCTTACCCACCCAAACGTGCCGCCATCCGTAGCGCACGCAGTACACACAAGGCGCGGGTACTGGTCGCCCTGGTCGTCGTACACCACAGTCCATGCCTTGTTCTTGCACTGGGCGCACGCCAGAACTTCCTTACCGTCCGTGTTGGCCTTGTCCGTGCGGTAGGCCAAAAACACAACTTTGTCATTCATGCCGTGTCTCGCTCCGGTTACGTGGGGCCTAACTAGGTCGTTAGAAGGCTTCCACTACTCGCCGCAGAAGCACGCCAGCGCTTCCTCATGCTCGAAGCCCTGTAGCAGGCGCTGCTGCTCTGCCGCCAGCTTCATCGCGGCGTAGCCTGGCCGGTCATCACGGAAGCGTGAACCGCTCCACCCGATCCCGGCTGAAAGCGCCTTCGCTTCCTGCTTCGCCAACCACACGGCGCGGGCTGGCTTCTCGGCAATCAGGCTCTGCACCTGGGCTGCTGGCTTCAAAAAGCACAGGTCGCAGTTCCCGTGCAGCGTCTTGCCGCCGTTGTTTGGCAACTCTAAGTCGAAGGGCTGCGCCTTCCAAAACTCGCCCACTTCGGCAGCGCCAACGCCGGCCCACACCAGCGGCATGTCCACTGTTTCGGCCTTTGTCTCCGGGTGTGGGTTCGCCCTGAACTTCGCCACACGGCGCGGCTCGTCGGCGCGAATCCCAATGAACGTGTCCCATTCTGTCCACCCGCTCCAGCGCAGGTAGCGGTGCATGGTGCGTGTCTTCAGTTCGCTGGAGCAGTACCGCGCCATCCTGTTTGGCAGGTTCCCGCCGCGCTGGGCAATCACGGCTTCAAAGGGCTCACCGTTGCGGTCAGCCGAATGGAAATCGGCCTGTATCCATGCGCCGCTGCCGGTGTACTCCAGCCACAGGATGTCAACGCCCCAGCGCTGGCCGCAGTCGCGCACAAAGCGCAGCGTGGCTTCTTCTTCCTTGCCGGTGTTGCAGAACAACACATGTGCATCGTCCGGCAGCTTGCCGCCGTGCGCCTGTAGCACGCGCCACAGAAGGTAAGCGCTCGTCCTGCCGCCACTGAAGCTAATGCAGGTCGGCCCAGCAGTCTTAAATGCGTCGTGCATACATTTCCTTGTTACTCCACCAAGCCTTCTAACTCAAACGGTTGGGCGGCATGCTTCGCGTGCAAGTTCTCTCCACAGAAAGCGCAGAAGCGAAGATGCGCGCCGAACTCACAAGCATTTCTTGTCAGTTCGTCGGACATGCTGCAATCTCCATCGCCATCATTTGCATCATCGCCATCTGCCGAATGCGCCCCCGTTTCTCCCTGCGCCGCTCGGAAATTGACTTGAATGGCTTCGGCTTTGTCGCGTTCCTGCCATGCCCGAACGCATAGACCTTTGTCACGAATCTTCCAAGTCCGTCCTGTTCCCATGCGACAACATAGATCGCGCCTTCGCGGGCCAGCGCCAGCACGAAGCGGCGTGAGGTTTGCAGGCTCAGGCCCGTGACCTCAACAACGTCATGCACGCTGCATGGAACGTCTTGCATGTAACGGATCATCTTTGCCACGCACAAGGCATTCAGGCGCAGGGGGGTTGCGCGCTTCATGCCGACCCATTCCGCAAGCCCTTCTCCACCTTCAAGCCGCTGCGCACGTTGCTTTTTAGCCTGCTCCAAAGGTATAGCGTTTGGTCAGAATCGAGCCCTTCCGCCTTCACCCGGTCAAACGCCACGGCCTGACCTTTCGAGGCAAATAGGTCGGCCACATTGAATGCCAGTTCATCGAAATACAGCTTGTCATCAGGGGCTAGTTCCGGCATCTGCGCGATCACGTCGGCCATTGCCCCAGTCTTGGGTTGCTCGATCTTTGGCTTTGCCTTGCTGGCTGCGTTGCCGTCATCATCTTCGGCCGCGATTCCGCACGCCGTCATCAAGCTGTAGCGGCGCGCATAGG